AACCTTCACCTGAATAAGAAGAATTTGCCTAGAGATTTCACATTGAACAGCAATCTCGTCTGCGATTTCATCTTGAATCAGCCAATTAAGCGCCTCCATTGTGTAGAGCTTAGCTAGGTCCAGTGTTTCTGGACCTAACTTCCTGCGATGTAAAAGCCAAAGTTTTGATCCCATCTTGCTTGAATTTAAACAATCCCCCCACCATCCCCGCCGATAAGTCTCGTAAGAGGGGAGTTCGTGCTCGTCTGCTCTCCTATCCGTGAGTAGGCTCATGGAAACGGCTGTTTTTAAATCAAATATTTGCATAGCTTTATCCAGTAAATGCGCTCAACTCTTTTGCATCAGGAAAGTCTTGAGCAAACTTAACAGGACCTCCACCGTTACTGCCAGTCAAAGATGCAATTTGAATCTGTGTTATCAGTGTCTTGAGTGTACTAATCAACTCAGTACTGCCACTTAAGATTTCTATTTTTCCATCCTTGCCCAATACTATTTTTGAACTCCCGTAGGAAAGCTCCAGAGAGTTCTTTCTCAAATAGATAAAACTTTGATCTGAATTGTAAATGGCCACCTCACCTGGAGCGAGTTGAGAAAGTTTGTCTTTCTGTGCCAGATCTGCTGTACAAATCACAATGCCACTTCCTCTATTGCCCGATGGAAAAAGCATGACACATTTTGAATCTGGAGTCGGGACTGAGTAAAATCCGAATTCTTGAAATCTGGGTAGTTCTTGTACGTCATCTTCTCCTAGAAGGACTTGAAGCTTTTGATGTCCTTCTTTTATTGTGACTCGTTTTACTCGTCCTAAACGAATGATCTGATGCAATCGCGATTTGAGTGGACCCATCATTTTAGAAATCGTGTCAATCATGGGTTTCCTCCTCATGTACTTTTGCTAATTGTTGAAAGCGAAGGGTTTCGTCCGCTAAAAACGCATTTGCCGGTTGAAGCTCAAGCAGAGTTCTTTGAGCATTCATCACGCCCATCTCAAACGCGACTTCAGTGATGAGGTAGTCTTTGTTGATTCCGAGCCAATCACTCTTAAGACTGACCCACTCATTGATATTCCAAAGCTCATTGAGTCGTCTCCAGCCACTGAGTTCGACCGTAACTTTCTCTGATCTGCCTCGTCTGACTGCCTTTTCCCATTGGGCTCGTTTTTTAAGGAGGGTCGGAGTTCCTAATGCTTCTGCGACAATCATGAGGGGTCTGTGTCTTTTGATTTCAGGGTCTAGGATGTGAACTCTGAGCGGTAGCACATCACTTGCATCTGATTCTGAATCGTCTGGGTGATAGGGGGTACTTTCAACATAATACTGGGAGAATCGGGTGCTCCAGTCGCTTTGAGCATGCGCTGATAGAATATTCTGGCCTTGCACGAGTTTAAATCTAGGCTTGGACTGATTTTTAAAAGGAGTCGTTATGATCAAATTTCCTAAACCATCGCTGTGACAAATCAGACTACACAACCTTGCCGCGCGTTCGATAAATTCCCAAGCGGATTCTGAGCCTTCATGAAGAACGTGGTAGGGTAGGGTGGGATGTCCTGAAACCTCTAAAATAGGCTCAATATCAAATGGGGATAAAAGATCAGACACGAGTCCTAAGAGGTTTGTGTTTTTCCAGGACTTTTGTTTTAGCATGGCAGAGCTGTCGATGACATCCATCATTTTATCACGGCCTGCGATTGTGGTGACTCGAGAGGAACCATCAAAAGAACGTGAAACCTGATCGATGTATCCAGTAATGACAGGTTGATGACGGCCTGAGATTTCTCCAGAGAGATGGCCAGAGAGATTGATGGATACGCTGCAGGCGTCTCCGGCTTTGATTTTAAGAGAGTTATCCTTACTATTCGTTTGATCTGAGAGGGTGAGATCAAAACTACCTGAAGCACAAAAAAGAGAACGCTTGATATGAACGGATGTCCACCCTCGGTAGATATTTTCTCCTACTTGGAGTGATACATCATTCATAGGCCACCTCAAGTCGTCTTCCATGAGAGCCTGCTTGAATTCGGGGTGGGTAAGTGATTTTATTTCTCTGAATGATCGCACCCAGTTGATCGATATCTCCGGTGGCATCATAGGTAGCAACGATGGCTGGCATGTCGGTGAATAGGGTGTAGTCTCGAAGGGTCGTCGTTTTTTGAGAGGGCTGCAGCGAATGGAAGACAAGGGTTTTGAGCGACTCAAGCGTCTGAAAAATTTCATCATCCTGAGTCCGCTGCTTCAGATCATCCATGCGATGGATCAAAAATTCCCTGGTTTGGATCAGACTCTCTTGACTCTCATAATCTGCTTTTAAGGCAGCAGTGGCGGCTTCACCCACGACAACAGACCCCACTGCAGTTTGAAAGGTTTCATGAAGCTGTGCCCTTTGTTCTTGGGCCTGAACACTCACATGCTCTGAAATGGGAGGAACCGGAGAGGGCAGGCTATCCATCACCATGAGAAGAGTCTCAAGCTGATAGAGTAAAAAGGGATCACAAAGAGAGGTTGCTAAATTTCTCACTGAATCAAAAAGCATCCAAGGTACGTTGGCAGTATTTAAAAAAGTTTTCTTGTATTCAGAGATCGCTGCTGAGAGCTGATTTGCACCATAGGTGAGTTTCATAATGGGGATAAAGGATTTTTCGACTCGATCTGCACCAGAAAGTACACTATCAGATGCATCAAACAGCGAGTCTCCCCATCGTGAGACTAAATCAAACGATGAGGTAATGAATTCCCCACCCAGTGAATTATAAAGTAAAACCCCTCGATCGAGGACTTTACCTGCTAAGCCCACGAGTTGATTGAGAAAGCCTAGAGAGAGAGACGAAGGATCATGAGAAACATCCAAAGCAGGCTGGGATGACTCACAAAAAGTCATAGCAAATGAGACCATTCCACCTGTTATCGTGGTTTCATTCGTTCTGACAGAAAGGCAGTGGGCTGAAAGTTCTTTGAAATAAGGAATGACTAGTTTTCCAGGTCCTGGATCAGAGCAGGCAGCGAGTAATTTTTCTCTCTCGTTTTCAAAATCAGGTCCTAAAACAAAACCATTTAAATAATAGGACTTGATTTGAGCCCCTAAGTCTTCGGTTGAAAACGCTTCACTGTTGGGGTACTCCACCTTTTCAACACGTCTTGCGCTTTCAACAGAAAACTCCTCTAGGTAAAACTTGACTCCTCGAAACGATGCCCTGGATAATCTTTTCTTTCTCATGAGGGTACCTCAAGAAAAGATCTGCCCTGCTTGACATGGAATGAAATACGCCTGTCTTGGTGTGAAATTCGGGTTCCTGCCGGTGTATTGATAAATTCAATGGTGATCTGACCTAAAGGTTCGTTTGACTTTTGTGTTGGGTTTCGAATAGCTTTGAAATATTCACTGACTTCATGGTTTGGACTCACCTTGCTTTCACGATCTGGGTTTTGAATCAGATGATCGATTTCATCAGAGATGCGAGCTGGGCTAGAATTTCTTGTTGGAAAAATATCTTCGTTCTTATTTGTCTCAGGATCGTCACGCTCTGTGGATAGATCAGGGGTAAGCCAGCCTCCTACTGTGCGAAAAGCACCTAAAGCGTCTTTCATGGCTGGGATCAGAATATTGAAGATCGGTTTTTTTTCTAAAATACCGATGGTTTTAGAAATGGACTGAAATAGTTTTTCAACTTGATTCCAATTCTTATAAACTAAATAGCCTAAACCCGCCAATGCAGTCAGTCCTACAATTTCAGGAGCAAGCGCCAAAAAAACACCCAGAAGACTATCAAAGATGCCCACTAATCTCCCACTCGAATAAAGAAGTTTTATGTTTTTACCCAGATTCCATAAGGATTTGCTTAATGTCAGGATGGAGCTAAAATTTTTAATAGAGAAATAGGATAAGAATAGTCCCAGAGCAGTATTGCCTGCTCCAAATGTTCGAACTAAAAAACTCATAGCAGAAAAGATGGGTCTAAAACACGCTGAAACTGTGCTTAAAATATCTTTCAGAGCATCCCATGCTCCAGGTAATTTTTGACTGAACGTCTGAGCCCAGAGTGTGATTTCTTTTCGATTATCTTTCCAGAATTGAGTGAACTGATTGAAAAATTTCTCAAGCCCAGGAGCAAGCTCATTCATGATCGTATCAGACATTCCTGTGAATGCAGCTTTGGCTCGTAATTGTGCATATCTCAGAGCAGTTCCTCTTTTTTTAGCCTCCTCATCTGGAGTAAAACTGATGGCCCTCATTTCAGTGATTCTGGTTTTGAGAGCTTGGGGTCCTGCTCCTAGCATCGCAAGTGCATCATAAGCTTGTCTGCCAAATACAGGCTTTAAAAGAGCGAGTTTCTTTTGTTGATCCAGATTTGGATTTGAAACTCGTTTTGAAACTTCAAATAAAAGGCTATCCAATCCTTTAAGTTTTTCCCCTTGGGTCAGTGATTTTATCCCAAGATTGTATAGACTTAACGTTTCATTGGGTACCCCCCAGTGAGCGAGCGCCTGCGAGGTGGCTAGTTTGCGTAAAACTTTATGAAACCCTTCGGCTTCCACCCCTGCTGCTTCAGCTGCAAAACCCCACCCACGCATTGCTTCAGAAGACATTCCAAACGCTTTGGAAACGCGGTCCAATCCTTCTGTTCTTCTGATATAGCCACCCAAGGCTTCGTAGAAACTAAATCCAGCAATTCCTAAAAGAATGCTTCCTTTCATAAAAAAGGAGACAAAGCCTCCAAATGCATTTTTAATTGAGCCAAAGACTTGCCCTAACTTTCCTCCTATGATTTTTGTATCCTGAAGAACACGAGTGAGCCCCATGCTACCTGATAGCTCAGCCATTGAACGAAAACATCCTCTCGCTTCGGTTGAAAACTTTGACAAAGGAGAAAGAGCGGAGGTAGCCTGAGCGCGTCTCAAAGTTTTTGACATCTGAGAGAACGCAAGGTTCATCTTGGCCATGGGCTGGCTCAGTTTATCCACGGCCCTCAGAGCCACAGAGATGGTAAACTCTTTATTCCTTGCCATGACGATTGAGTTCCTCCCTCAATTCTCTCACTCGCTCCATCCAAAATTTGATGTCATCCATCGTGAGATTCCAAAGACTTTCAGGTGGCCAGTGAAAGAGGTAAGCAAAAAGCCCTAAGCATCGTTCGTAGCCTCCAATCCCTCGTCTAAAAAACGATTGATCTCGCGGATCAGGCGAAAGGTATCTTTATTACAAAGCATACCAATCACAGAGGGTGCTTTCCCTGAAAGTTTGGCTGCAAAATCCAGGAGAATGGCTGGATCTTGAGATCCTACATTAACACCTCTATAATCTGCGGCTACTGGCTCTTTAATAGATAATTCCGTAATGACTTCTTCTCCGAAATGAATGGGTTTTGTGAGTTGAAATTGAATCATACTTTACTCCTTGTTTAATTTTATTTGCTGGTTACAATGTCAATGGATCTACCTTCGATGCAAAATTTCATTGAATTTTCTTCTGTGTTGAGAGTTCCTTCTTCTGTAAAAAATCCGTCTTTCAGAGTTAAAATCGTGCCGTCTGCAAGCTCAAGCACGACATCCACCCCTTGCGCTTCGATGATTTTTTCGATTGGAGTCTTCTTATCAAAGAGAATTTCACCTGAAATTTTAGCACTCTGAGGCTCTGACGTGTATCCTACAGCTCCTGAGCAGCTCGTGCTGTAAACTGCTTTTCTCTTATCTTTACCCATGACAATTTCGAAGTGCCCTTTGGCTAATAAGGGAGCCCCTCCGGTAAACGAGAGATGGATGAGTCCGCCTCGTCTGAGTTCTGCCATATGCTTCACCTCCTTCTAATTATTACTAATTACTAAAAGCCATTTTTACAGCGGTTCCGACAAGCTGGTTCATCAATTCAGGCTCAATATAAATATTTAGTCTGGATTGATCGATTTCCACCGTAATGCTTTCCTTAAATTGCTCCAGATTGTCCTGACAGACTCCAAGCTCAATCATGTCTTTGTACCAACAGACCAGGGTTGCTTTCACGAGATTGGGATAAACCACTGTGGTCTGAGTCCTGACTCTGGGAGTTTCTTTTGAGAGCTTGGCTCTAGAAAATCTTGCTCCCCAGTAATTTTTGAATGAATATCTAAGAAAACTTAAAATGAGCGGGACATTGACATCTAAATAGGATTCATCTTCAAATTCTCCATTTCCAGTGTATGTGGTAATGAGTCTATCAATCCTCACACTGTTGAAAGTATCCTCTTTCAAGGTACTCAGTCCTGCTCCTAAGAGATCCCCTCTTTCTTTGAAGCTAAATCGATCCTCCCTTTTTGCAGGAATCAGCCCAGGTAGAGCCAGTGTAATAAAAGATTGTGAGGGATCACGAGAGGCACTTTCTGCAATTTGGGCAATGATGC